ACCATAACGTACAGGTACTTGTTGATATATAGGAAGATCATTATCGTTCTTACCCATTTGTACACTGAATCCACTAAACAGTCTTATAAACTGTTGTATGTATCTTCTAATTTGTTTATCGTAAAAATATTGTTGTGCCATTATTAAAAATCACTCTTTGGTTTAATAACTTTAGATAGTGCCTGTTTTTCTGGCACCTCATTATTATCAACGATTGTAGTAGCATCATTGTTAATAAATTGACTAGCGTTATATGTTCTATCACTCCAAGTTCGATCAGAGATATTATCGTATAATCTGTGCCACTTGCTACCTCGTCTAACAAAAAGCCTATTAGGAGTAAAATCATTTCTTACAAAATATTCACCTTCATTTGGTTGAGAAGGAAACTGATCACCTTGTGCTAAAACTTCTCCGTGTTCATATGTTGTACTTGTATCAGGTTGCCCAAATAGATGCTCAACTAATGGTAACCCAAGAGGGTCTGCTTGTTCTGCACTTTTTACAATTGCATTACTAATATTAAGTTCAGTTTTATATGAACTAAGATCATTTTTAAGGCTGTTTGGATCACCAGCAGTACCAAGTATATCTTGATATTCTTGTGTATCTGTTAATGGTGCTACTTTAACACGCCAAATATGTGGATACCACGTTTGCGAAAATCCTTCACTACCCCTTGCCGCATCTTGTACTACATAAAATTTATTAATAGCATCTCTTTCAGCAGTAAGCAATAGCTCGTCACGCAAATGCGGTAATTCTATTACATCACCGGGCATAAGTCTTCGTCCTAAACGTTCTACCATATCGTTAATATGAAAACTAATAAACAATGTATCGTTTGTTAAAAACAAACCAAATTGTGTTAAATCAAAGTCATTATCACTTACATTGTATACACCACGTAAATCAAAAATATCTGGATCGTATTTACGATCTCTATTTTCCATAAACAATAGATCTTGTATATTCGTTTCGTCTATTAAACCTTCTGGGTTAATTTCTTCACCAGTTATATTATCTATTTCTAAACCACTACCGTAGTTGGGTTCACTAGGGTCATCTGAATTTTTTTGTGGATTTGGGCCTAAGTACTTATGTACATGTATACCAGTTCCTCCTATGTCAAATTGTTCACGGATAGCTCTATCCATGAACGTATAGTCGTTACCTTTAAACGGTTTATATAAACTTAATCTTGGCATTTGTCAGTTTCCCTCGGTTATATTGTATTTATCCTTCTATAGTGTTATATATTCTGTTATAGGCTAAATAGTTATGTATGCTGTTAACTTTAGTTTAGTAATAGTAGAGAAGTTGACACTGCATTTTATAAGGAGACAACATTATGTTTGATTTTTTCAAATCTAAAAAATGGGCCGTTTGGGCCTATCTTGGCTCAGCAACAATTTTAACTTCTCTTTGGCTTTCAGTTCAAATAGATGTTCAAATTAACCATTGGTTTGGTGGTTTCTACGATATGATTCAAAAAGCGTTAGGAACTCCAAATGCCATCACAGCAGGTGAATATTGGGGTAGTTTAGCCAGTTTTGGTAAATTAGCGGCGTTGTGGATTGTCTTAGGACTAGCTACATCATTTCTAACAGCTCACTTTTTATTCCGTTGGAGAGCTAGTATGGTCGAATGGTATCATAGTGTATACGATAAAGCACGTACCATTGAAGGTGCAGCTCAACGGGTACAAGAAGATACTATTAAATTCAGTAGAATTATGGAAAGCCTGGGTACTGCTCTGATTGAGAGTGTTATGGTATTGATAGAATTTTTCCCATTGTTAGTGGGATTATCTATTGGTATTCCTATTCTATGGTTCGGTGATTGGGAGTATGGATTAATAGCTGGAGCTCTTATATGGGCAGTCGGTGGTACTATACTAATGATTGTATTAGCATGGATACTAAGACTTGTAGGCATTGAATATGACCTACAGAAGAAGGAAGCAGCATATAGGAAAATCCTAGTTGTTGCTGAAGACGATGGAAGCATAAGACCAAAGTCATTAGAAGAGCTATTTGACGGTGTAAGAAACATTCACTATAAGAGTTATTTGAGATATTTGTATTTTAACATAGGACGACTTGCATACTTGCAGGCTAATGTGTTAGCAGGATACATCTTCTTAGCACCAGCAATTATTGCAGGTGTTATGACACTTGGTGTAATGCAACAGATTTTACGTGCATTTGGACGTGTTGAAGGTTCACTTCAATATTTGTTTAAAGCATGGCCAACTATTATTGAATTGGCTAGTGTTTACAAACGTTTACGTGAATTTGAAGCTAAGATAAAAGAGATGGAATAACCAAAAATACCTGATAATTTGACGATTATTGGGTATTATTTTCAAAAAAAAATAAGAATCCTTGTAAGTCTATGATTTATAAGGATTTTTTTGTGGCAGAAAAACTTGACAAGTAAGACATCTTACTGTATACTATAGTTATAGTTAATTAAAAATAAGGAGTTAAAAATATGTTTAAAAAAGAGAAATTTAGTTATTTTGGTGGGTATTTAACATATAACCTAGAAAATGGTGAACGTGACATTTTTATTGCACGTTTTAAACATGGTGGACCTTTTACTAAAGCCAAGTTCCTTAAAGAACTTCTTAATAGTCATACTGTAGAAAGTTATACAGCGGCTATGAAAAAAGGTGAATCACCATTAACAATTCTTAAAGACACTAACCCAAGTTGGTATACAACTGTTATAGAAACTTGGAAATCAAAACAAGGAGCATTATAATGAGAAGTAACGAATTAAATAAAACATATAAAATTTACCAAATACAACTCTCAGACGCAGATGTTGATATGATTAATGATAAAGGACATAACAGTGTTCCTCATCATAAAGCAAAATTGGATATGAATTTTGCTGATAACATTGGTGCATTAGCAAGTGATGCTTTTAATAAAGGTTATTACACACACGTTGCTAATATTACTGCTGATGGACTTGAAGGTGTGTTTCATGTTGGAAACATGGGTCCAGAAGAAAACATTGAAAGGTTAACTAAAATGCATAGCCTTAGTGTTGCTGATATTGTTGAAGATGAAAACGGTATTAAGCACGTTGTTGCCAGCTCTGGTTTTGCAAAGGTTGACTAAACTCCATTTTCGTTGTAAACTTGTTTTTAATTGAATATATTCGTAAAACAACGAATTTTTCTTCTTATTGATAACTACAAAATATAACACGGAGAAAATAATGGCCTTACTTAAAGGTATCAAAAGAAAAAAAGCTAGACGCCCTTCATTGCGAATTCGTGCAGATCAATTAAAAGATCCGAGTTGGGAAGGTGCGAGTGAATGGTCTGGCGAAAAAATGCATCATGCTATATCAGGTGCTACAGAATATTATTATAAAAATTATAAGTCTACAATTTTAATTGATTATGCATATGATTGGATGCTTGAGAATGGGTATGATAAACATGATGTAAAATGTGCTAAAGCGGCACAAGGCAGTGGCTCGTTTGGTACAGTGGTAGGATATTATTGCAGAATGCTTACTATGGGATGTCCAGATGTACATGAAGGGCATAATAGATATTGGGAGAGTCTTGCTGGTACAATGGGAACTCCAAAACCTCATACAGAATTTATTAATAAAAATATTAAAGACGCAATTGCTAATGGTACAGTTCATGTTGAAGAAGCAGAACGACGTTTAAAACAATTAGCAAAAAATAAGCAAAACACTCGCAAGCCTACTATTCAAGAATTACTACATCGTGCCGCATATGTAATGACTGATGATATAGAATGTTGGCTTGAGGATTGGATTGTTGGTGGGTATAATCATAAAATTGTTAAAGATTTTGATCCAGTTAGTATGCTCAGACAAGTAGGTGCCAAACAAGCACACTCACGTATTATACGTAATTTGTATTTAGATAATGTAAATGAGTTTACAGAACTTAATACAAAAGTTAAAAAAGAAGATAAAGATGATTGGCGTTTACAGTTAGAAGAAGGTTATGAACACATGTCTACTGCTCAAAAGAAAGGAGCACTTGAAGTATATAGAAAGATAGTAGATGCGTGTGATATACTTGCGGCAGAAAGTAAAGCAAATCGTAAGCCACGTAAAGTACGAATTAGAAGTCCAGAAGACCTTATTAAGAAGCTCAAATTTAAGCAAACAGACACCTATTATGGTTTGGCTAGCATCTTACCAGCAGACATCATTTACGCCCGCATACTGGTGGTTTTCAACGCTAAAAACCGCAAGATTGGAGTCTATTATGCTCGTAATGTAGATCCATTAGGACAACGCCGTGAAGGTAGCGGACTTAGTGTAAAAGGAACTACAATAAAAGGGTATGATGAAAAAAAGAGTTTGCAACGAACAATACGTAAACCAGATGAATTTTTACCTCAAATCAAAAAAGCCACTCGAGCTAAAACAGAAAAGTTGTTTCAATCTCTGAAAACAACAGAAACTAAACTAAATGGACGCACAAACGGAGAAACAATTCTACTTGCCGCCTTTAATAAGTGATACTGTGATAAATACATAGTAGGAGAATTAAAATAATGGCCGCAGTAAATAAACTTCAAAAAGAAATAGAACTTCGTTTAGGCGGAGGAATGATCGATGTAGAACTCGATCCAGAACACTATGAACTTGCCGCTCAAAAGGCACTTGAGAAATATAGACAACGAGCCGAAAATGCAGTTGAGGAAAGTTTTATTATTTTAGAAATAATAAAAGACCAAAGCGAATATACTTTACCACAAGAAGTAATGGAAGTACGAGATATTTACAGACGTACAACAGGTGTAAGCAGTGGAACAGGAAACGACATAGAACCATTCCAAGCGGCATATCTTAATACATACCTTTTAGGTAGTACTAGGGCTGGTGGACTTTCGTCATTTGATTTCTTACAGCAAAACAGAGAAACAATGGGTAAACTATTTGGTGCTGAACTTTTATTTACTTGGCGCCCACAAGATAAAAAATTAATCCTACAAAGAAAAATTAAAGCAAATGACAATGCAGTATTGTATTGCTATAACTATAGACCAACTGAGAGTCTATTAGAAGATACATACGCAGGTCCTTGGATAAAAGACTATGCATTTGCACATGCTAAATTAATATTAGCAGAAGCACGTGGTAAGTTTACACAGATTGCAGGACCACAAGGTGGTACTACAATGAACGCAGACCAACTACGTCAAGACGCTATGGCAGAAATTGATAAACTAGAACTTGAATTAACATTATACAATGATGGTAGCACAGGACTTAGTTTTGTTATAGGCTAATTAATGCATAAAAAATGTACACCGTCTGAAGAACTTAAAACTTATAATCTTAAGTTTAACGAAATCAAAAAAGAAGTTATTAAAAAACCAAAAAAAGAAGTTACTTGGGAACAAGTTTTGCAACATATGAAGGATTTAAGTAAAAATAAATAGCATACTTGACACTAACCTAAAATTTCAGTATAATATACATATGCAACAGTTCGCTTCATTTTATTTTCCAGGAACACATGGCTCTTGGCTAGTGTGGTTTATTAATCAACATGCAAATTTCTCTAAAGAAAAATTAGGGTTTCTGCAAACTTATTATAATGAAGGTGACACAGGGCATGACTATCAAGAAAGACAAGTTGGGCATGTTGTTTGTAATGAATACAACAATTATACTTATTATTATAAGAAAGATAGTAATGGAAATGAAATTCCTATAACCGATTTTACGTGTGATGCATCTGATTGGTATTATCATTTTGAATCCTTTGATAAGTATATGAATTCAACATATAACAATGAGTCACTTGCAACAAAAAATGCTTTTAAAGTACTAGATCATCACTTTCCAGTTTGGAATGATCCTGTATATAATGGTGTTGATAAAAACAGTAATAAGCCATATGAAGATGATCCAAATCAAAAGATTCATAATCAAAGAAAATTGCTTTCTCAATTGCTCTTAGAAAGCAATGCATTTGGAATAATAATGCCATTAGTAAAGGATACATTTAAACAACAATTGCTTGATAGGTTTAATGTAATTAGATTAGACGCTACGTATAAAGAATTAGAAATAACAGAAGAAATGATTCGTAATTATCCTTTGCCTTTGATTGTTAAAGATAAAACTGGACGTATTAGAAAAATATATGATATACCTAATATAACCTTTGAAAAAGTCGCCAGTGTACCATTATTGTTCGTTGATATTGGCAAACTTATAAATTGTGATCAAGAAGAATATAATAAATTGCTTAATTTTATAAGCGAAAAAGAGATTCCTTGTTGGAAAGATTTAATTAATAATACTGTTATGAAAGTTTATGAAGATAATAAACTTTTGTAATTATATGTTGACATTGCAACGTTATCTGTTATAATTTTAGTATGATAAAAGTCAAATTAGCATGGAAAGAAACTATTGTCTATAAAGAAGAAGATAATCTCGTGTCTAATTTTAGTGAATATTTTATTGGGGAAACAGTAAACGATTGTATTAATGAAGCCGCAGAAAATTATGACTGGAAAGTTAATAACTATAATCCAACACACCAAATTCCTATTGAAATATATCGTGATTTAAAAAACATATATATTGACGATAATGGTGTTTGGCAAGATGCAGACGTAAGTGTATATAATACATGGAATACATTAGTTGATACTGTAATAGCAAGAGAAAACATATTTGAGAAAACACGAAATGAATAAAAAAATAGTAGGAATATGTGGTCTTATAGGCCATGGCAAAGATACAGCGGCAGGATTCTTAATCGAAGAAGGTTTTGAAAGAGTTAGTTTTGCAGGTGTATTAAAAGATGCCTGTGCAAGTGTTTTCAGTTGGGATAGAAAACTATTAGAAGGTAATACTCCAGAAGGTAGAGTATGGAGAGAAACAGTTGATGAATGGTGGGCTACTCGTTTAAATATTCCAAATTTTACTCCACGTCTTGCATTACAACAAGTCGGCACAGATGCATTAAGAACACATTTTCATCCTGATATATGGGTAGCCGCATGCGAACGTCAAATTGTAAGTACAGAAAAAAATGTTGTTATAAGTGACTGTAGGTTTTTTAATGAACTTCAAGCTATTAAAAATCTAGGCGGAAAAACAGCAGTTGTATGGAGATATGATAAACCAGAATGGTGGAGCAACGCATCTATTCTTAATCAAGCAAATGTTTCAAAGAAGCCAATGCATATTGTAGATGGAATGAAATCTAGGCATCCAGACGTACACAAAAGCGAATGGAGTTGGGCAGGATGGGACTTTGATATTGAACTCTTAAACACTTCTACTCTAGAAGAACTCAAACAACACACCATAAACAAAATAGTATAAATATATATAATCAATAGGAGTTAGATATGTTTGATTTTAAATGGTATCGTGAAAAAAACAAATCAAAAGAATTAGCATTAGGATGGTTATATAATAACGGAATTCAAAACGACTTTGCTAAAGGGTACACAAAAAATGTAACTGATTATCTTTCAGTTGAATGGTCATTTTATTTTGAAAAACAATTTGCTAGTGACACTATAGAAGATTTATGTAAACAAGCATATGATGATGGATTTTCTAAAATACTTGTATTCAAACAAGGACTTCAATTAAAATGGAAATTTGAATATGAATTTCCAAAATTTTACGAAGCTAATGCAGATATTAAGTTTGTCGGGCACGTATTAGATAACGTTGATAGTTACTATCGTATTCACCCTCAAACATTTATGCTTGACCTTAATTGGTGGGCTGATGCTGGATTTCCTGAATGGGGCGAACAAAAATGGCATGATCCATTTGAAGCAATAGAACCTATTCGTAGTAAAGAAAACCACCACGATGAATATACACCTCATTGGATAGCTCCAAGTGAAAATTTAAAGAATTACAAGC